GCGGGCAAGGATCAGGATGACGAGGACGACGTGACTCCCGCGCTGGAAGCGGGGCGGGACAACTGATGGCACGGCGCGGGTCCATGGAGCTTGCGGACACGCCGCGCCGCGTGGTATCGAAGGCTCCTCCCGCCACGGAAACGGCGGGCGCTGCGGCAGAATCCCCGCCTATCGTGGATCCGGTCCTCCCACCTCCCGGACCTCCGAAGGTGGCGGTGGCCCCAGCGCCCGCCGGTAGTAACAAAGCGATCGAGAACATCCGGCGCTGGCGCAACGCTCCCTGGCTGTTCGTCCGTGAGGTCTTCGGCGTCGAGCCGGACGACTGGCAGGACGAGTGCCTCCACGCCCTGATCGAATCCGGCTTCGACATGTTCGCGCTGAAGGCCTGCAAGGGCCCCGGCAAGACGTGCCTGCTGGCGTGGGTGATCTGGTGGTTCCTCGTCTGCTTCACGCACCCCAAGATCCTCTGTACCTCGATCACGGGCGAGAACCTTCGGGACGGGCTCTGGACGGAACTCGCCAAGTGGCGCAACAAGAGCCAGATGCTGATCGCGCTCTACGAGTGGCAGAGCGATCGGGTCTATGCGAAGGCCCACAAGGAGACGTGGTTCGCCTCCGCCCGCACCTGGCCCAAGGACGCCGACAAGACCAAGCAGGCCAACACCCTCGCCGGTCAGCACGCCCAGCACACGATGATGATCGTGGACGAGGCCGGGGACATTCCGGAAGGCGTGGTGGCCGCAGGCCTGGCCCACCACTCCACGGACGATCCCAAGGTGAAGGAGGTCCACCTGTCGTTCCTGGCCGGGAACCCCACCAGCCTCGACGGCGCGCTGGGCGTGGCCTGCACCCGGGACCGGCCCAAGTACTGGGTCAAGGAGATCACCGGCGATCCCGACGACCCGAAGCGCGCCAAGCGCATCTCGCTGGAGTGGGCGCGTGGCGAGATCGAGAAGTGGGGCAGGGATCACGACTTCACCCGCGTCAACGTCTTCGGGATGTTCCCGCGCACCCAGGGCAACAAGCTGCTGGGCCCCGACGCGGTGCGCGCCTCGATGAAGGCGTACTTCCCCGATCAGATGTGGAACCGCGAGCCGAAGATCATGGGCGTGGACGTCGCCCGCTCGCTCGCCGCCGACCGCTCCGCGCTGTGCAGGCGGCAGGGATCGGTGGTCTTCCCGTTCAAGACCTACCGCCTGGACGATATCATGGAGCTTTCCTCGCAGATCGCATGGGAGGCCAGCCAGTGGTATCCGGACATGATCTTCGTGGACATGACCGGCGTGGGTGGTGGCGTGGCCGACCGGCTCCGCCAGCTGGGCCTGCCCGTCGTCGGGATCCACTTCGGCTCCTCCGCCAGGGATCGCCGGTTCGCGGACAAGCGATCGGAGATGTGGTGGGACATGCACCTGGCCGTGAAGGGGAACAGCGGCACTCCCCTGGTGGCCCTGCCCGACGATTCGGAGCTTGTGGCAGAGCTTACGGCCCCGTCCTGCATCTACACGGCGCAGGGCAAGCTGCGGCTGGAGAGCAAGGAATCGATGAAGGCCCGTGGCATCAACTCTCCGGATCTGGCAGACTCGCTCGCGCTGACCTGGGCGGAGCCGGTCTTCGGTGACTTCAAGGTGGCAGCGTCGATCGCGAACGAACTGGGGTCCGCTCAGCGATCGGACTTCGACTACGATCCCTACGCACGAGAGGAGTAGCACCATGGCGAAGAAGAGCAAGGGCAAGAAGGGCAAGGGCTGCTGATCATGTGCATGGGCGGGAGTCCTCCAGCACTACCGGCCGCAGGGCCTCCGCCCCCGGACCCGGCTGACGTCTCGATCCGCAATGCGAAGTTGCAGGAGCGCAGGCGTCAGCTGGGGCTTCAGGGCATGCAGAGCACGTTCCTCACCATGCTGTCCGCCGATGGCGGGGCAGGGGCGGGCCGCACGGGCGGCGCTGCCGTCGCACCCGTCAAGACCGTCCTGGGAGGCTGATCGTGTCACTTCGCTCGTTGGTGATGAACCGCTTGACTGCGCTCACGACCGAGCGATCGACCTGGCTCGCCCACTGGCAGGATATCTCCGATTTCATCTACCCCCGGCGCTTCCGGTACCTCACCACCGAGCGCAACAAGGGGACCAAGCGCAACGACAAGATCATCAACAACAAGGCCACGCTGAGCGCCCGCGTCCTCATGAGCGGCATGCAGGCGGGCCTCACCAGCCCCACCCGCCCCTGGGTCCGCATGCTGCCGGTGGACCTGGTGCTGCTCCTGATTCCCCGCGTGACCGACTGGCTGGAGATCGTGGAGAAGACGGTCTACCAAGTGCTGGCCCGCTCGAACATCTACAACTGCCTGCACGAGATGTACGGGATCGAGGGCACGTTCGCCACCGCCGCGATGTACGTGGAAGAGGATGCGGAGGACGATGTGCGCGGCTACGTGCTGCCGGTCGGCCAGTTCCTGATCGCCTCGTCCTTCCGCCAGCAGGTGGACACGCTGTACCGCGACTTCGGCATGACCGTGGGCCAGCTGGTCTCCAAGTTCGGGATCAACAAGGTCACGATCAACACCCGGCAGAGGTACGAGCGGGGTGACCTCGACGGCTACGTGGACGTGGTGCATGCCGTCGAGCCCCGCGCCGTGCGTGATCTCACCAAGCTCGACAACCTGAACATGGAGTGGCAGTCGGTCTGGATGGAGAAGGCCGCGCCCGCCGAGTGGCCCCCGCTGCTGGTCAGCGGCTACGAGGAGTTCCCGTACATGGTGGCCCGCTGGTTCGTGACCGGCGAGGACACCTACGGATCGGGCTCGCCTGGCATGGACTGCCTGGGGGACGCCAAGGCGATCCAGACCCTGGAGCGGCGCAAGGCCCAGGCAATCGACAAGATCGTGAACCCGCCGATGAAGGCTCCCATGAGCCTGAAGGCCAGCCGGGTCAGCCTCCTTCCCGGCGATACGAACTACGTGCCGGACAACGTGGCGGGCCAGATGTTCGAGCCCGTCGTGAAGATCGATCCCTCCGTGGTCACGGTGGCCGAGTCCTCGATCAGGGAGCACGAGGGCCGGATCAAGGACACGTTCTACACCTCGCTCTTCCTCGCCATGCTGGAAGACGACCGGCAGCAGCCGATCACCGCCCGTGAGGTCAACGAGCGGCACGAGGAGAAGATGCTCCAGCTGGGCCCGACCGTGGAGCGCAACGAGGACGAGCTTCTGTCCCCGCTGCTCAACCGGATCGTGCAGATCCTGGCGCGCAAGGGCCGCATCCCGCCCCCGCCCCCGGAGCTTGCCGGTGGCCGCGTCAAGCTGGAGTACATCTCGATCATGGCGCAGGCCCAGAAGCTCCTGGCGACCAGCGCCACGGAGCGGTTCATCAGCTTCGTCGGGTCCACGTCGGCGATCAACAAGGGCGTCCTCGACGTCCCGAACTTCGACAAGATCCTCCGGAAGTACGCGGAGATGCTGGGCATGGAGCCGGACGATCTGAACCCGGAGGAGGTCGTGGCGGCGCTGCGGAAGCAGGCGGCGGCGCAGGCCCAGATGCAGCAGGCGGCGCAGGCCTCGACGGTGATGGCGCAGAACGCGAAGGTGGCGAGCGAAACGGACATGTCGGGAGACTCCGCCCTCTCCCGTCTCATGAACACCGTGGGCGGCGGTGGGGGTCCCCTTGCAAGGGCATAAGATCGACTACAGCAACCTGAAGACGACGGCAGAGGTCCGCGAGATCGAGAAGAAGCAGCGGGAGGCGCGGTTCGAGGCGAAGGCCCGCATGAAGCTCATGGAGAAGGCGGCGCAGGAGGGCTTGGCCTACCCGGTGGGAACGCTGTGGTGGCCTGGCCTGGCGCCGCTCCGGAAGCATGAGCGGAAGATGGTCCTCGACTCGATGATGGATATCCGGCTGGGCGAGGGGACGCGTGGCGCGTAGGCACGGCCCCAACAGCGATCCGATCGCCCAGGGAAAGCTCCGGTCGCGCGAGCGGCTGGCGGAGGAGCAGGCCCGCGTGGACATGCGGAGCCTCATGGAAGTTGCCAACGGGCGGCGGGTGATGTACTCGCTGATCTTCGAGAGGTGCGGGGTGATGAACGCCTACCCCGGATCCGACAGTGGGATCTACCGCCACGAGGGGCGGCGCCAGCTGGGGATCGAGTTGGTGCAGGTGCTTCAGAGAGACCACACGGAGATGTACCTAC